TGACGTTACTTGTGATGCAGCAAAATCTACAGTAGTGAATATGCCGTCTAAAGCATCTGATATTTTAGTGGTCGTGGACCCGACCAACGCATATACCCCATAGTCATTCATGAAAATTACTGAACGGAAGTACGTGAATATTGCGTATGGAAGTCTGGTCCCTATGGACGCAGATACGTTAGTGTTTGTAAAAATCGTAATGCCTGTAGTTGATACCCGAACGTCAGAGAAGACGTTGATGGAGTCATCTCCAAACACATACAAGAAGTTATTTGCTGACAATAGCTGAACTATGTTCCCGTGCAACGTAGAGTCTGTTAGGACAATCCCACCAGCGGAGATGCTCGTAAAGTCACTGTAAGAGCCAGCAGCGCTGTAATAGACAGTTCTACCCTGTGCTATCCATACCCTGCCTGAGAAAGACTGAATTCCTACATTGGTGTCAGTAGTAATAATACCCTTAGCCGTTGCGCCCGTTCCGCCCCCACCAGCTATTGTTACTGTTATGTTTGCTGAGTTGGAATAGTTGATTCCAGGGTTAGTCATAATGGCTTGAGTAACTTGGCCTCCAGACACAATCCCAGAACAAGCAGCATTAGTTCCGCCACCACCCGCTATCGTTACGGTCAAGTTGGCAGAGTTTGAATATCCTGTTCCGCCATTAGTAATCTGAACGGCAACAATCCCCGTAGCAAAAGTAATGATGCCGGCTACAGCATTAGCATTAGCTCCACCACCACCAGAGAATGTAACCGTAGGTGCAGACGTATAGCCTGTCCCTGCGTTGTTAACGTAGATGTAGTTAACTGCTCCTGTGAGGATGGTTGAGTTAGCAGCGGCATTAGCCCCGCCCCCTCCAGTAATCGTTACGCTAGGAGCGGTAGTGTATCCAGACCCAGGAGTTATTAGCCCAATAGCAACCACGTTACCGGACTGTATCGTAGCAGCGGCAGTAGCCGTTACCCCATTAGAAAGGTTAGGCGCTCCTATTGTAACGCTTGGAATGGAAGTGTAATTGTTCCCAATCGTAGTAATGGTTATGTAAGCTAATTCACCAGCTCCGGCCGCAACAGTACAAGCCGCTGTAGCCTGAACTCCATTAGCATCGTTTGGAGCCGAAATAGTTACTAGAGGCGGAGTCGTGTACGCTGAACCACCATCTCGTATTCCTATTGCCCCAACAGAACCTACGAATACTAGGCTTATTCCGTCCCATGTGTAATATCCCTTTGACGGGTCAGCAATCAGAATTCTCTCATTGCGCCACTGACTTACTCTTAGACCGCTAGAGCTAAAGGTTCCTGCTACAGCTACATTACCCTTAGCGTTAGTGGACAGGTCAACATACTCGCATCGACCGTCTGCTTGAAAAGAAAGCAGATAGTCTTTTAGGCCAATGTTTCCAGAGGAAAGGTAGACTGCTGTATTGGCAAAAGTAACGCTTCCAACATTTGATGCGGTAGGGACGATACGCATATTAGCGTATCCAACCGGCATAGCGTTCTCAAGCCACGAGAACTCTGACTCATCAATAGCGGTACGGTTAGCTTTAGTGTTAAGCCCTTTGAACTGCTTGACTATCTGGTATGACTTCTTCTGCTCTGCTGCGGCCATGACTACATTCCCGAGCTATAAGGCGTTGGCATCCTTCTAGTAAACGTACTAACTAGAACAGCCTGTACTTGTTTCTCATATTGCTGCTTAAATATCTCTGCCTCTCCATAAGACTGCTCTTTGTACTTGGCTAGGTAAGCTGCGTAGAACTGAACGGGTGTAGCGTACGGCTCTTTGATAGTGTCTATATCAGGAGCAATCACTAGAGCAGTAGGTAGAATCACTGTATCTATGTCAATTGTGTACGCCTCTTGAGGGACGGGAGAGATATAGATTTGTGATTGACCAAAGATACTAAAGGCTATTGGCCTTCCAATGTAGTTCTGCCAGAACCGTAGCTCTGCATTGAACTGGGTCCAGGGAAGATACCGTAATGGGATTCTAGTATTGCCCCAATACAGGTTGATATTGATAATGTCTAATGTCTGGTCGCCACTAGGCAGTCCAGCGTAGTTAATAACCTCGCAAGGACCAGCGTACAGAAGCGTTGCTGTGCCATTAGTAAACGTGGTTGACGGAGGGTATACATTAGCCCCAGTAGGATATGGGGGAGGGTCCGCGTCTAAAACTCCACCTATAGTTACTTTGTAAATATAGATGTTAGAGAATATGTAGTCGTTTGCACTAACTGTTCCACCAGCAGACCAGGCATAGGGAGTTCCGCCACCAGCTACAGGAGTACAGGGAACTTGTGTTACTTGGATGGTACGGAGGCAGCCAGTATCGCGTACAACGCGATTTCTAGCGCTGTTGATGTTGTCTGTTAGCTCTGCGTCAGACCAAAAGTTACCATTGGCGTCATGTAGAAGCCGTCTAACTTGTGTGATATAGCCTGATAATGTTTGCGACATTTAGCATCCATATTAAGCGGCTTTAGGAAAGACTTTTCCCCCTCCCCTCTTTGCGGGGGGGAAGGGTACTCGTTCTACCACCGGGGATAACGAATGGTTCTTTTGTGGCGGCTCAAGGGATATTTCAAACTTCTCAAGAATCTTCATACCTTCTGGTATGTCGTTCTTAGTTCTTATCCACGAAAGCCTCGCCATAACCGGCTCTTTGTCTTCTTTTCCGTATCCGAATATGTAACTGGCAACGTCTATCGGAATCTCTACAGTCTCCCCAATAGGAAAACTGTAGAGCTTGTAGGCGTAGTCATCAATAAGCGGTTTGTCCCACTTATTTGTTACATATACGTTTATCACAATTAGAAGCTAATTACGTCACCGTAGACTCTAATATCAACAGTGTTTGCATTGCCAGAAGCAGTGTTCACATTGACATAGAGAGCCTGGGTTGTAAAGCCCGAAACAGCAACATTACCACCAACAATTGCTAAGTCTTGGAACTTAACTGTGCCTGAGACACTAGCGAAGACCACGTTCCCAACAACTGCGTTAGAGATATTGCCGTCATTACTTGTGGTAATTGATACGTTTGCAAGAGCAACTGTTCCTGTCGGATTCATTACGGTTACACGCCGAATGATAATCCCGCCAGAATTAGCTGTTCCAAGTCCAGCCGTAAGGCCACCACCAAGCAGAGGAATGGCAACAACAGCATTGCCAGACGTATTTAACTGGGTAGCGGTAACTGTAGCTAGTCTTGCGTTACCAAACGAGTCAAAGTAAAGATTACCTACTGAATCGGCTGTAGACATTTTATCTCCTAGTTATTAAGAGTTATAAGTGCCGGAAACAGCTTGACCACCATTAGGTGAAAGCAATGTTACGGTATCGCCACTTGCGTAGCTAGACTTAGCGTAAACATTGTATCCGTCGGAGATAACTACTCCACCTACGTTTGCGGCCATAACAGTTGCGTTTGTTGCGCCGTTAGATGCCAAGATGCTGACATTTGCTGACGGGAACATGACATACATACCAGCAGGAATAACAGTACCGTTTGCAGTGTTGACAGCGGTAAGGGTAGTCGTGAGGAAGTATGCACCAGCAGTGTTAGTGACTGCGGTAGCTAGTATGATTTTATTGGCTGATAATGACATGGTTATAGCTCCTTATAGTGAGAGAGAGTTAAACCCGGTCACTTGTGTCATTGACTTAGGCTTGGTATTAACCAATTCTGCAATCATCAACACAGCGCCAACATAACCAATCTGCCAATTAGGAAGTGTGGACTCGAATCCAGTAAACACAAACGAGCCTTGCTCATGAATATAGAGCGACAGGTAGTTGGTGTTCAGGAAGTACACAGTACCTTCTGGGCAATATGGGTCCGGGTAAATAGGCACTCCAGCAACCATCAGAGCGCGGAACGCTGCTGAAGGACCGTTAGCATCACCAGCAAAACCAGCGCCAGGAGTGATAACGTATTGCTCTTGACCTACATAATCTTGTGCAAGCAATGTCCATGTACCGAATCCGCAAACAGCAAAGCTAGGTACTTCTGCGCCGTTCTTCACGGTTCCAGAGATGTACTGCAAGATGTTTTGACGGGTTGGGTTAACACTACCAGCAGCGTACTTCTTTGACGCCCACCAAGAGTAAGTAGCGCGGTCAATGTTTCCATAAGTACCGGTGCTGTTTACTGCCGCTGGAAGACCAATGAATTGCTGAGTATTGGTTGTGTTTGTGTACAAGGCAGTAGCCATTGCATCCATCATCACGTTGGTCGCGTCATTCATGCGAGCTTCGATTAGAGGAATGATAGCTGCGTCTTGCTGAACTGCACCTTCCATACCTAAGAACGGTACTGGAGCAATCATCAATTTCAAGTCGAATTCTGCATTGAAAGCGCCTTGTTGTACGGAAGGCTGGTTGAACGAACCAGAGTAATCCGACCACTGAGCGTTAACGAATTGCGAACCCTGAACAGGAACGGTTATCGAAGACACACCACCTGAAGCTGATTGACTGTTAGCAATCAAAGCCGCCATCAGAGGCGTGGAGTTGTAAAGCTGAACGACCAGCTTAGGAATGAACGCACGGCGAGTAACGTAAGTTAACTCTGTGTATTGCGAACTACCTGTTGCTGGAATTATACCGCCGCCTATAGGCATGGTTTATCTCCAATGTAAAAAATTAATATCCCCTTACAACCCTATTGGCCGAGGACCTTTCCTCAAGTCAGCTAGAGCCTTTGATGCTTCATCCCGTGCGCCAGCAACAGGGTTCTTCCAGAACTTGTTGAGGTCAAACTTGCTGATAGCGCTAGGATTGTATCCGCTTGGAGTAGGAACAGCAGATTGCTTCATCCACTGCCAATACTCTGCCGCAGCTTCGTGATTAGTAATGCCCTTTTCAAGCATTATCTTCTCAACTTCTTCAATTTCGTCTTCGTGCTGAATCAAGCCCTTTCTCATTAGCTTGCTTCTGCGACGGTCAAGGTCGTCAATAGCATCTCTCTCACGGAGTTTTGCTTCAAGTTGCTCGACACGATTATTAGACTTAGTAACTGCGCTCTCAGTATACTTCTGCATCTCTAGCTCAGGAATTGGAAGGTCCGGCCGAATTCTTTGGGTCAGACGCAAAAATTCATTCCGTGTTGCTGGATTGTCAGCTAATGACTTGGACAACATCGCCAATTCATCCCGTGCTTCAAACGACAAGTCTTCTAAGCTCATAATTATCCCCTAATTTAATTAAATTACTTTCTTTCCGTCACCAGGCTTCTGAACAATCATCTTGTTCTTTGGGCCGGTCTTTGATGCGCTGTCCAATCCACCCATTGTAGCAAAGCGAGGGGTGTTTAGAACTACGCCATTTTGTTGGGTATTATCTGTTGGGCGACGAACTGAGTTAGCGCCTCTTGGTTTGAATAAGTCCATGATTTATCCTTTACATTTGTGGGGGTTGAGGACCACCAGCGCCAGCACCAGGCATAGGTGGCATATTTGGTATAACAGGTGCTTGTGCCATTGCTTGTCCAGCCGGTGTATTTCCACCAGCTTGTGGCAAGTTTTGTAGCATCTGAATAATTTCAGATTGTTGCAATTCCTTAGTCTGCGCTTTGCGAGGACCAAGAAGCCCTGTCAGAGTACGGAGGGCTGCTAAAGCCTTCTGTCCTTCTGGGGACTCACTACCAAGAGAGGGCAGTGATTGTTCAATTAAATCCATTGCTAGTCCGATGTTTACAAGAGCGCCTTCACGATTGCCCATCTTAGGCTCAGGTGTTGACATAGGTGAGGACATTGGAGGGGTGCTTTGGTCAGACATTCCCGACATTGCTTGCCCAGGTAATGCTTCAGGAGTAACTGGTGGAGCATCAGGCATTGCGCCTGGGGCAGCTCCAGGAGCGCCGGCTCCCTTCTGTTGGTTCTTAATCAACTCCATCATTCTGTCAGGTGGCGTACTCATAATCATCCTTAATTATCTGATTAAACTGGATTAGAACCCAGTTGAAGTAACTTTGTCAATAAGTGAGGGGTCAATATTTTATTTCCCGACCCCTCAGGGAGGTTTCAGTCTGGACTGAAGTATCAATCGGGAGCTAGTCCCGATTAATTACTTGCGAGCCTTACGACCTTTGCGTGCGCGACGTGCCATGTGAATTTCTCCTAATAGCAGCGGCCACCTACTTCAAAGGGGAAGCAGCCACACCCTATTCCTTTTACGGAATACTAAATCCGTGATGCGCCCCTAGACTTGCTCTGCTTACGAGCGCTAGGAGACCTTATCCCCGTAACACGGTACTGCATTTTTGCTGGACCCTCTCCTTTTGATAAGGAGCGTGTCATCTGTAGTGGCTGGTCAGCTTTAGGAGCGACCGCATCTTTGATTGCCATTATTCTCCTCCTCCTATATCTGGCCCCGGCTTTCCGGCAGATTCTTTTTTAGGATTCTCTAACTCTCTCTTCTTTAATTTTTCCACCAAGAGCTGCTTCATTGGCGGTTCTAGCAAGTCAAGTAGCGACTCCTTATCTATAGCTTGCGCCTTAAACAAGTTGAAAGCAAGTTGACGTAAGTCCTCTGTAAAGATAGGACTATTAGAGTGAGCGTCTACTTTCACAACATAGTCCTTTGTGAACTGTTCTGCAATAAATTTATTGCCATGTTCGTCAACAAAGTGGGTATTGTCATACGCTTGCATCAGCTTCAAGTAGAGAGTTGCAACCTTCTCAAGACTGTCTTCAACAATTAAAGCACGTTTCTTAGCGCGGCTAGAGCCAACACGAGCTAGTTGAGAGGCGTGGCCGGCACTGCGAACCCCTGCTTCTCCCTTGCCTGAGAGGATATTAGATATTCCTGACGCTTCAGAGAACATGGAATCAACTTCATGAATAACCTCAAACAACTCCGGTGGCATCTGTGGGGCTAGACGCTCTGCTTTAGCATTAGGCATATCAGACGCAAGCAGTCCGCCAGCACGATTGAGAGCAAAATTCTTCTCATCAAGTATGCCGGTAAAGCCGGTAAGGGTAGTTGGAGGGTTAACTTGCTTAGAAAGTAAGTCTAAAATCTCAGTCATGCGCTGGTTTCTTAGCTGCTGTAAGAAGACAAGGCGCTGAACCTCTGATTGACCCCAGTAGTAGTCGTACTGTGGGTTAGGACATATCTGCACAAACGGTAGTTCACCACGCAGGAAGACACTTGCCCCAGGTCTATCGTAAATAATAATATCTGGGTCAGCCATAGTGACTACTTGGTA